ATGACGATCAACAATGTTGCAATCTACTTAAGAAAATCCCGTGCGGAAGACGGCTTAACAGATGCTGAATCTTTAGAGAATCACCGTAATGTTTTAACTGGGATAGCTGAGAGAAATTCTTGGAAGTATGAAATCTTTGAAGAGATCGGGTCATCTATGAGTATATCAGAAAGACCTCAGCTTAAATTATTGCTCGACAGCGTCACTAATAAGTATATCTACGATGCTGTTCTTGTGATGGATGTAGACAGACTCTCCAGGGATAGATATGATTCTTCTTTGATCATGAAAATACTTCGAGATAACGATGTGAAAATAGTAACCGCAGATGGTAAGATAACGGATCTTAGAGACGAAAACGATGCTCTCATGACAGACTTTAAAGATATCTTCTCAAACTATGAGTATAAACAGATAACCAAGCGAATGATTAGAGGGAAAGAAGCCTCCGCACGTAAAGGGCGGTGGTCATCAGGACGAGTCCCTTTAGGTTATGTATACAATAAAGACACAGGCATGTTAGATATCGACGAAGATAAAGCACCTATAATTCGTGAGATATTTCACATGTATGCTAACGGAACAGGCACTCACTTCATTTCATTAGAGATGAACAAAAGAGGTTACCGAGGTGCAATGGGTAAGCCTTTTGGGGGTAAATCTATCCGAGACATCATAACAAACGAGATTTACTTAGGGAATGCTACTTTAAGGAAATTCATAAAGGAAGGGAATACATATAAGTTACGTCCCGAAGAGGAGCATATCCGTCACGAGGGAATCTATCCAGCTATCGTCGAAAAGGAACTCTTTGTATCCGTGCAGAGAAGATATGAATCTCAGAAAATGAAACCTAATAGGGCGAAAGCAGGGACTCACTCTCTTTCAGGTTTAGTCCGTTGTGGCTATTGCGATAAGGTTCACGCTATTCAGATGAGACCTACCAAAGGGAGAGTACTCAAAGGCTGTTCTAAGAGAGACTTAATTACTGGAGTTCTCTGTAAGAATCACGGGATACTTTACGAAAAGGTCATGGAAGAGGTCTTCAAGGATTTATCTAAGTATTCAGCTACTCTAGATGAGACAGTGGAGAGACTTATAGAGGATAAAACGATGTACCTAAACTCTAAAGATAGAGAGCTGGCATCATTAGAATCTCAATTGAAGACTATTGAAGCTCAACTTAAACGTATTAACTACATGTTTATGAATGATTTACTCTCTGAGGAGGAGCTTGGGGAGATGAAACCTCAAAAAGTGAAGGAAAAAGACCACATACTTAAGAGGATTACTGAAGTTAAAGAGTTGACCGTAGACGATAAGCTCGAAGAGTATGAAAAAGTGAGTAAAACATTAAAGAATATCTTGGATAACAGAGAAGTATTGTCAGATAAAGACTTGAATAGATTACTTTCAAGTGTTATAAATAGAATTGTACTATATAATTACAAAGATAAAGACGTAGAGCCTCGTATTGTTATTGAGTTTAAATAACTTCTCAGACTTTATATGGATCTAGTCAGATTGATTTATTTTTGATGAGTTACACCGAGAAATTTCTTACATGTTTAAATTCCAGAGAGTTTTAAATCTATGTGGAGAGGCTACTTAAGTGTGGTCTCTTTTTGATTTTAGAGATACTTTAGAGTCTGTACTTACTAGATTACTCAACAGAATCACTTAACGTTTTACTGAACATTTACTCAATGTTAACTTTACAGGAGTATTTTCGTGTGTTAAGGTAAACATGCAAGTAAAATACTTGAAAGGGATGAAAATAATGGGAACTAAGAAACCTGTACAGAAACTCAGAAAGAGTAAGAAGTACGCCATTGGAGCTGAACATGAGACTGGAGGAGGACGTATAAGAATTCTCGACCGTTTCATTCAAGACGGTGAGATTATGTTGAGATATATGAATCTAGATACTAGACAAGATGTGGTCAATAAAGAAGTAAATGTTAACCGTTTAGTTTATGACTATCAACAGAAAAAGAAAGTGGAAGCCTTTGAAGAAATTATCGTCAACCATAAGCCTGAGATTCTTCTAGAGGGGCCTCCCTTAGTTAAAGATCCAGGAGCACTAGTTGATCAAGTGCAGCCTAAAGAGGAGGAGATAAGCGTCTTAAAAGATGAAATTAATTATTTAACAGAAATAATCAGTTCATTAAAAGATGAGATAACTTCTTTAAGGGGAGAAGTTACAACCATCTCAGAAAACTCAAGTGAATTAATCAAGAAGCAATTCGCTTTAATTGAGAAACTTGTAGGGAAGTAATCTCAATAGTGAAGCTTAATAGGCAGATTTGCTTTTATGTCGGAAAGCCATTTCTGTATGTCAATCGAGGGATTCTGTATGGTGAGACTGATAAGTGTTAATCAAGAAGTTTTTTGATACTATCAGGAACTAAATCCATAAGAATCTCTCTTGACAAGTGTTAAGTTTCATGTTAAATTCTCTATAGAGATTAATCCTTAAAGTATACATTAAAGATTCATCTTACAAATTAGCGTGAATGAAGTGAACGCAAGGTATTAACTTTAAAGATTCTGTCCTCACTATCGTTCGTACTAATAGCCTAATGTACTCTTAAAAGTATATCCGTTAGTAGTAATACATCTACAGAGATGAATCCTAACGGTAAAGAATACTTAAGAGTAAATCTATAAAGTAACACCCTCTCAAAGCCCAACCTCAACGGGCGACCCTCTCTAAAGTTAATCACGCAAGATCCCTCAACAGAAAGGAAGATTCATTTATGGCAACCCCAAAAGTAGACCACACTGAGAAAAGACCCAACGACCCTAAAGAGTACAATGGAGTAGATCTCCGAAAGTTAAAAGAGAAGCACCGAGAGATTCTGAGATTCTTGGTAGCTAGTGAATTTAACTATGAAGCAACGGCTAACAAGTATGACTACCACATTAAGTCGATCTATCGGATTGCAAACTACGAGAAATCTCGAGCTTATCTGTCATGGCTTTCGAGCGGAGACAGAGAAGGGCAAATCGCTTCAGCTCAAGAGGTTCTGACACGTCTCACAGCCGTTGCACGAGAAGATACATACGATGAGCATGTAACCCCTTCGGGAAGTAAAGTAGTCAAGAAGGTGGACAACAGAGACGCTTTAAAAGCATTAGAACTCCTTGGTAAATCTCACGGATTATTCGTTGAGAAACAGATTACGCAACAGGAGACAACGATTGTAGTAGACATCGAAGGATTAGATGACGACATTGAAGTTTAACATTCTTCACGGGATGCATTTTAACGCTTCAGACAGCCTCTCAGAAGCTTCCTGTGAGGTTTTAGGAGTTCTTAGGAGGTTTAGTGATTATCTTGCTTGTATGCAAGCTTCTGGGGCTCCTAAGGCGTTAGGCGCTTTTGAAGTCTCTAGTGCATAAAAATACTAATCTGTGTATAAAAATATCTTTTGATTATATACTTAATGTTTACTCTCGTGTTATACTATGAGTATCAACTGAAGAGAACTCTCTGAGGTTGACTTCCTCCTGAGGAATAGCTTTAGTGTTCATCTCCAATCCATTAAGCGAGATGAACACTCGTGCTTTCCTTTAAGGCCCTTCAAACCTAAACGCATGGACTGATGAATCAGAATGAGCCAGTCGACAAACAAAGAAGGCGAGGGGCTTTAAAGGAGAGGATATCCTTATGGGATTGATAATCTCCAAGAAAGCTTACGAGTGCTTTCTAAAGAATCTTTTTACGAGTACTAGCCAAGGTACTCCCTCCTGAGGCTGTAGCGAAGTGGCTTAACGCATTAGGGACGCCTAATTTCGAGGGTTCGAATCCCTCCAGCCTCACCTCTTTAGATAAAAACTTCATAGCATGAAAACTAGGGAGGACACCTCCTAACCTCCCCTCAAAAGCCCTTGTGATCCCCTCCAAGGCACCACATACTTTTAAGTAATTCCTCCCTAGTTTTGATTCAATGAAATATCCTCAAAGGAGAATCACTCATGCCAGAAATTAAGCTTAACATTAAGCGGAGATTCTTCAATGAGTGTTTCATACCTTACTTGAAAATACCTGAAAGGCTTCTAGTTCTCTACGGTGGAGCAGGTTCTGGGAAGTCCGTGTTTGGAGTCCAACGAACGGTCGTTAAATGCCTCAAAGAGAAACGGAAGGTTTTAGTCGTTCGTAAGGTAACAAACACTATCCGAGAATCCATCTTCGCAGAGTTCAAGAAAGCTTTATCCTCATTCGGTTTATACGACCATTGCAAAATCACCGAAAGTAACTTCACTATTAAACTCCCAAACGGTTCAGAGTTCATCTTTAAAGGAATGGATGACCCTGAGAAGATAAAATCTATCTCGGGCATTGATGACATTCTAATTGAAGAAGCTACTGAGTTAACCGTAGATGACTACTCGCAGTTAAACCTTCGTTTGCGTTCTCGAAAGGGAAACAATCAGATTGTCCTTATGTACAACCCTACAAGTAAATCTAACTGGGTTTATAAGATGTTCCATGAAGGTAAACTTCCTGAGAGCTGTAAAGTAGTTCACACCACTTACAAAGATAATAAATTCCTACCAGATTCGTATATAAAAGCTTTAGAAGACATGATGCATACGAATCCTGTGTATTACAAGATTTATGCCCTTGGAGAGTTCGCTACTCTATCAAAGCTTATCTTCACGAACTGGGAGAAATCTTGGTTCGATCCTTATGTTCACTTCAAAGAAGGAAGAAAAGCTCACTTCGGAATGGACTTTGGATTCTCTGAAGATCCTACGACTCTCGTGTCGGTCATTCCGGATATGCAGCGAAAGATTCTTTACATCTTTGATGAGCACTATGAGAAAGGAATGACCAATAAAGATGTCTTCGACATGATTGTCAATAAAGGTTATATCCGACAGAGAATCATAGCAGACTCGGCAGACCCTAAGAGTATTGAAGAACTTAAGAGATTAGGAGTCTCTAAGATTAAAGCATCCCGAAAGGGTAATGATTCAGTTCTCCACGGGATTCAGTTCATACAGCAATTCAAGATGGTCATTCACCCTTCGTGTACGGCAATCATTGAGGAGCTTGAGAACTACACTTACGAGAAGGATCGTAAGACAAATGAGTACATCAATAAACCAATCGATAAGTTTAACCACATTTTAGATGCTCTAAGATATGCCCTTGAAGATGTGATGCCTCGAGGAAGAGTTTCTACTATGGAGAAAACAGCATTAGGAATCTAAACAGAAAGGAGTGAGCCTATGGAAGAAAATAAGACAGGTTTTGTCTTTGATGAGAATGCCTTACATGAAACTGAGAAGGGTGCTGACTTGAGCTCTGACAATAGGATTTTTAATAATCATGTTATGCGCCCAGAGTTTTCAGCCCCTCGAAAGTATTACCTTGAAAAGTTTGACCTTGAGAAGATCATTGAGTATATCCGTACTTTCTCAGCTCGTCAGGGAGAATACTTAATGCTTGAGAAATACTTCAAAGGTTATCACTACATAAGAGACAGATACTACACAGACCTCTCTAAGCCGAACAACCGCTTAAGTCATAACTTCCCTAAAGTCATTGTCAACACGGCAACGTCTTACTTTACAGGGAATCCTCCTCAGCTTAAATCCACAGATATCCCCACAGTAGATGCAGTCCAAGAAGTTTACAACTACAATGACGCTCATGATATTACTTCAGAGCTTGATAGACTTTCAAACTTGTACGGTCACGCTTTTGAAGTTCACTGGAGAGAGAAAGAAGACGGGAAGACGCTTCATCGCTTCAAGTATATTTCTCCTAAGAATGCTATGATGTTTTATTCTCCAGAGATTGATGAAAAGCCTGTAGCTTTCGTCTCGTGGATTATAGAAGAGAATGAAATCACGAAAGAGAAGATCTACAAGATCAGAATCTATGATGAAAAGAATTTCTATGATGTTGATTTCACCCTCAAGGATAATGCGACGAATAAGCCTGTTGTCTCGAAGAAAGATCCTCATCTTTTTAAAGGTGTTCCGGCTGTAGAGTTTCTAAACAATGAAGAAAGACGATCTTCCTTTGAAGACGTTATTGACTTGATTGATGCATACAACAAAGTCGTCTCTGACACGATCAATGATGTTGAGTATTGGGCAGACTCTTACTTGATGCTTAAAGAGATGTCAGGAACCTCCTCGACAGATATCGCCAAGATGAGACGCAACAGAGTTCTCCTTGTAGATGGCAACGGAGGAGATGCTTCCTTCCTTAATAAGCAAACCAATGACAAACATATTGAGAACATCAAAGATCGCCTCACTCAAGATATCCACAAATTCTCTCAAGTTCCTAACTTACATGATGAGCAGTTTGCTACAAACTTATCAGGCTCAGCTATTAAGTGGAAAATGAAAGACCTCGAAGATAAAACCTCCAACAAGGAAAGAAAATTCCAGAAAAGTTTCCGATTAAGACACAAGCTGATCTTGTCTACTTTAGGCCTACTAGAGAAGGCCAATGATGCAGCAGAGATTCAAGTTGTAATGACTCGAAACATTCCAGCTAACATCATTGAGCTTGCAGAGTTAGCCGCTAAGATTCCTCCGGGATTATTCTCTAATGAAACCCTCCGAGAGCAATTCCCATTCGCTTATAACGAAGAGATTGAGAAGAAGCGTATCGAAGCTGAGAAGGAGAAACAATTAGAGTCTGAAATGGGAACTAACCCCTTCGCTAATCCTCCAAACAACGGAGACAACCCTCCAGAAGGTGGCGACCCTACAGAACCTCCAAAGAACGAACCTCCTAAGGAGTGATAGCCGATGACAACTAAAAAGCAGAAATGGCTGATAAGCGAGCTTGAGAGAGTTCATCTCGCCATTGACGATAACTTAGAGTCTTGGCTGACAAGAGTCGACAAAGGTTATAAGCATGTAGCTGACACGCTAGTCTCAGAGTTTCACACTATGTTCGATGCTTACGAACGTGGTCAAGTCTCTGAGGCGGTGTTTCGTGCAAGGTACAACACATTAATCTATCAAGTTCAAGCCCGAGCTAATGAGCTAGGCATTGAGTTCTCTGACGGGATGAAAGAAAAACTTAAACAGTTTGACAAGTTCTCCTTTGAAGAGCACAACAAGATCCTTGAGAAACTCCTCAAAGAAAAAAATCAGTTATCTCCATTGGTTTTCAACTCCTTACCAAATCGTCAGATTGAGCTGGTAAGTGGAATTAAATATGAGAATTACGACTTTCAAAGTTCCATCAATAAAAGCGGAATCCGATTAGGCCAGAAACTCAATGAGGTTCTCCAAGAAGGTTTAGCTAAAGGGTGGGACACTCGTCAGTATGTAAAAGCCATTAAGAAAACAGCAGAGTTTACTTCTTATGAGGCTAAACGAATCGCAAGGACTGAAACGTCTAGGGTAGCAACTGAATCAGCAAAGCGCTCCTTTAAAGAATATGGAGTCACAAAAGTTCAGTGGCAATCTTCACTAGAGAAAAGGACTTGCACCGTATGCGCCTCATTACATGGGAAGAAATACTCTCCAAGCTACGCACCTCCACTTCCAAGACATCCACATTGCCGTTGCTACTTACTCCCAGTCGAAGTAGACGGTGAAGAAATTTAGGGACTGGGACAAAATCAACTTAGCGAGGACTCAAAAGAGGACTCCGAAAGGGGAAAACAATTATGTCAGAACAAATCACTTTAGATCAAGTCCAAGAGTTTATCCAGAATACACCTGAAGCTTTAGAGACATTAGCTCCAAACTTCTTCCAACCTGAGAGAGTGCAGACCTTCTTAAGTACTGATGAAGGTTCTAAGCTTATTCAACCCATCAAAGACAAAGCAGTATCTCAAGGGATTAATACTTGGAAGGCAAACAACCTTCAACGTGAAATCGACGATGCTCTAGCGAAAGCTAATCCGGATGACACTCCAGAGCAGAAGCGCATCAGATCTATGGAGCTTGAGATGCAGAAATTTAAAGATGACGCTATCTTTGCTCAACAGAAGGCGACAGCGTTAAGTCTAGCTTCTGAGAAGAATCTTCCTACAGGGCTGATTGATCACTTCGTAGGTAAGACAGATACAGAGACTCGAGAGAAGATGAACAAGTATGAGACAGAGTTCAAGAGTGCTGTCCAGTTAGCTGTCGAGGCTAAGCTCGGAGGCGGAACTTATAAGGCCCCTCACAATCAAGATGCTCACAACCAACAAAACGCTGGAGAGAAGAAATTCTCTGAGATGTCTTATGAAGAGCGAACAGCTTTATATCAAAATAACCCTGCGGAGTATAACCGCATTAAACAACTAGGTTAATCCTCACAAGTTAATCCCTCAATTCTTGCCTTTGGTGATACTCCTTAGGCAAGCCCCACTAACCCCCTCACAGAAAAGGATGATAATTCTATGACAGTAGGAACAACTCACGTATCGAACGTGAAAGCAATCGTACCTGAAGTAATTGCTGACGGTATCGCTGACAAGTTAACTAAATACATCAAGTTTACACCTTTAGCAGAAATGGACTTTACCTTACAAGCTCAGCCTGGTATGACAGTAGTCTTCCCAACATGGCAATACATTGGTGACGCTAAAGACGTTGCAGAAGGCGGCGAAGTAGACCGTGAAACAATCTCCGCAGTAAGTACTCCTCGCACAGTTAAAAAGGCTGCAAAGGATATCGCTATGACAGATGAATCTGTGTTAGCTACAAACGGAAAAATCGTAGCAGAGACAGAGGGCCAGTTAGCTGTTTCAATCGCCTCTAAAGTCGATCAAGACTTATTAGTTTCTCTCCGTGAAGCTCGAGACGAAGTAGCTCCTGATCCTTCAAAAGGTAAGATTCAAATCATCACTCAAAAGGATATTGAATTCACTCAAGCTGGACTTGCTAAGTTACGTGTTGCCTTTGGTGAAGACTTAGACAATGCTGTTCTATTAATCTCTTCAGACGACTATGGTGAAGTTTTAGCTATGAAGGAATTCGTTGCAGTCGTTCAAGGTCAACAATTCATGCAAGGTCACGTAGGTCATGTAATGGGATTAAACATTGTAGTTACTGACCGCTTAGAAAAAGGAGAAGGCTTCCTCTTAAAAGCTGGCGGCATTGGCATCTCTTTAAAGCGTCAAGTAATCGTTGAGACTGAGCGCTTAATGAAAACACGCTCTAACGTAATCGGAGCAGACATCCATTATGTTACATACGTCAAGAATGCTCGAATGGCTCAAGCTGTTAAGTTCAAGCAAGCAGCGCCACCTTCGGGGGAGTAACGACCTCTAAGGTTGCAACTCCAAAAGAGGAGTCAATACAGGCTCCTACTTTAGAGGAAATCATTAAGGAAGCTGGCGGGGAATAATTCTCCCCAGCTTTATCCTTTGTGAGGTGAAACGAATGATTGAAACTAAAGGGTACGTCACTGATGAAGATATAGATGAAGCTTATGTAGCTGACCTTGTAGCTAAGATCACTCCCATGATGCAGCAAATCTCTGGAGAGGTTAACCCTATAGATGAGATTACTATCGAGAGTACGATCTACAAAGTACTTATCTACATTAATGATTTAATTCTCCCTAAAGCTTTATTCTTGACAGTTGCTGAGATGGGTGCCCGTCAACTAAGTGAGTACAAAGATGGTCTTTCGAGTGAACGCTCTGAAGGTGCTATCAAGAAAGTACAACGTGGAGGTTTCACTCAAGAGTTTGAAACTAAGCAGAGTGCTACTTCAGTCCCTCGAGGAACCCAAATCATGCAAGACTATGCAAAGTATCTTAATAGATTCCGTAGAATGAGGTCGATTTAATGAGAGATAGATTTTGGACTTTCATAATGTACGTTGGACTCTTTATAGAAGGGATGCGACGTTAATGGCTTACAAGACTCCTAGAAACTTCATAGAGGGAACCTATGATGCTACTTTTAACGTTACTAGACAGCAAGAAGTTAAACAGCCAAACGGGTCAGTGAAGACGGGACCTGTAAAGGTAATTGAGAATGCTTCATGTGGTATCTACGTGCATAGAGCTGAAGAGTTTGACCGACGTAGAAGCGTGCAGCCAGAAACAGGAGACTTCAGAGTGTACTGTGCTCCGGAGCATATTATCCACAAAGGAGACAAACTAGACTTCACTCAGTACGGGAGAAACTACAAGACAATCTGTGGTGACCCTATCGTGTATGAAACTCATCAGGAAGTTGTTTGCAGACAAGAATCAGTAGCATCGGGGGAATACCGAGATGGCAACATTTAGACCTTCATCGTCCAATGCTCAATTGATGAGACGCTTACAAGAACTCCAACGAGGTCTGGCTCACTCTGCTGAAGGTGAGGATATCGTCAAGAAGTCCTCTGTCAGTGGAATGCGGAAAGCTATCCAGTCAGCTCCTCATGACGAAGGTAACCTTAAGAGATCTATCCAGTTAACGCCTTTGAAGAGAACATCTCAAGGGATTGAGGGTGGCTTCACTGTCAACATCAAGTATGGAGCTCCGCAGAATTTTGGGTGGGTCGATAAGCGTACAGGTAAATTCCACGCAGGTAAACACTTCATGGAGGTTGGGTACTTATACACCGAAGAGATGGCTAAAAAGCAAGTGAAGAAAGCAATACAGAAATTCTTGAGAGGGTGACTAGATGGATACTTCAACACTAGGCGGACAATCCTTCTGGACTGAATCCGTATCACAAGCCTTTGAGGATGCTCTAGTGGCTGAAATCCTACGAGTGTTCCCTGAAGGACAGAAAGTTTACTCCCAAACAATGGTAGGACAGATTCCTCCAGAGTGTGTAATCGCAACAGCTAAGCCCATGATGGCACAACATGCTAGTGATAGCGTCCAGCGTAGAACTGTAATGGTTGACATCGGGGTTGTAACTGAGAAGGGTTACTTCTGGGCCTACGATACTTTGATGAGGATGAAAAGCTTAAAGTTTGGAGAGATAAACAAACCTATCAAGTCAGCTCGTTTCTCTGAAGTTGAGGGAATCGTGCATATGACTTTTTATATGTACCTCGTAGAAATAACTGACGAGGAATAAACTGCAAAGGATTGATAACATGGCAGCACCACAAAAACGTTCGGGCACAACGATTATCGGTATCGACAAAGCATACTTCGCTCCATTCTTAGATGAGATTGCTGAGACGTATGAAGCTCCTTTCCGATTAGATCCAATCCAGTCTCTATCTGTAGAGCCGCAAACCAATACGTCTTCTCAATACGGAGACAACATTGCTATCGAGACAGCTTCGGCGATGGGTACGATTGAGTCTACGGTTAACTTCACGGGATTAACTCCTGAGATTGAAGCGCGTATCTTAGGTCACAAGTATATCCCAGCAGATCGTCGTGTAATCAAAGCGGCAGATGACGTAGCTCCTCAGGGTGCTTTCTTATATCGCCGTATGAGAGCTGACGGAGGTTACCGCTACAAAGTATTCTATCGAGGTCGTTTCACTTTACCAAACGAGGAAACAAACACTAAAGAGGATCAAGTAGAATTCCAATCTGCAGAGCTAGGCTTAGTGTTTGCGCCACGCTTAAGTGACCAAGTTTATGAGATGAGCATTGATGCTGACAAAGCAACTCCTGAGGCTCCTGATAAATGGGCTACAAAGTTCTTTGAGAAGGTTCTATTGCCTACAGAGAACCCAGCAGCGTAATTAAAAACTATAAAGGGGAGGCAATGACCTCCCTAATAAATATAACCATTGGAGGTTTCAATTATGGAATTAACATTAAAGATCGAAGGAAAAGCTAAGAAGTTTAAACCAATGCCAAACTTACCAGCATTACGATTCAAACAAGCCGTAGCTCATGCAACTCAACTGGAAGAGAACTTTGATATCTCGGTAGTTGGAGCTGCTATTACATTTATTGCAAATGATATCTTCGGAGGTAAATTCACTGAAGAGCAATTCTGGGAAGGCTTACCTGTAGAGGATTTAATCACTACAGTACGTGATGCTTTATCTTATCCGATGTTCTTAATGCAACAGAAGCTTGCACCAGTAAAAAACTAAACTCGTCTACTCCGAAGAAAAAGGATTTCCTATCCGACAATGCATTAGTGAAAGACTTAGGAGTAGACGTATCATCGACTCAACAATTTATCATGAACTTCTATGAATCTCAAATGAGTGCAGGACATCTTATCAGCGATATAGACAAACAGGATCTACTAGCTTACATGGACATGGTTGTCTATAAAACTGTCAGAGATTACGTGAAGACACTTGCACAGATTGACTCTAGTGGTGGCGGAGTAGCTGGTGCCCTCTAAGGAGTCAATAACTTTATAGAAAGGATTGATAACATGACAGTACAGAATGAACGTTTTGGTATTGACGTTATCCTAAATGATAGAGGCTTCCAAGCGGGAATGCGAAGAGTCATGCAGGATATGCGCAACGCTGAGCAACAAACTAGAGGGCTTGGCGGAGCTGGTGACGGTATGGGTAAATCTCTTGCGGGTGCCTTTGCCTCAGCAGGTGCCGCTCTTGCGAAAGCAGGACTTGTCGCAGGTACGGCCGCCATTGCTGGAGCCTTTGCAGGTGCAATCAAGACAGGTAAAGATTACACTTTTCAGATGTCTAAGGTAGAGGCCATCTCAGGTTCTACTTCTGTACAGATGGCAGAGCTGGGGAGTAATGCTCGAAAGCTAGGAGCAGATACTCGGTGGAGTGCTACCAACGTAGCTGAAGCTTATGAGTATATGGCAATGGCTGGGTGGAACTCTAATCAGATGCTTGACGCCTCACTACCATTACTGAACTTAGCGACAGCCGGAGCGCTTGATCTAGGTAAAGCTGCAGATATCGTAACTGATACGATGACTCCTTTCGGGCTGAAAGCAGCAGAGGCTGGACGAGTAGCTGACGTCTTTGCAGTAGCTCAGTCGAAGGCCAACTTAAACGTTGAGATGCTAGGAGAGACAATGAAGTATGCAGCTCCAATCGCAGCAACCTTCGGAGCAAGCTTAGAAGATACTACCGTAATAGCGATGCAGTTTGCTAACGGTGGGATTAAAGCTTCTATGGCTGGTACTGCATTACGTGCAGGTTTATCTCGATTGGCTGAACCTCCAAAGCCAGCAGCTAAGGCTTTAGATGCTTTAGGAGTATCCACAAAGAATGCAGACGGAACCATGAAAGGCTTACGAGACATCATTGGAGAGCTATCTCCTAAGTTCAATGCTTTAACGAACCAGCAACAGATTGCTGCTGCAAAGGCTATCTTCGGTGAGGAAGCTTATGCAGGATGGATCATGGTGTTAAAGAACGGTCTTCCAGAATTTGACCGCATGCATACACTCTTAGATGAATCTGGAGGTGCTGCTGAAGCTATGGCTGGCATCATGGCCAACAACCTAAGTGGTGCAGTCGACAACGCATCATCTGCCCTAGAAAACTTAGGTCTTATCCTCTTCAGCCGTATCGAAGGTGGATTGGTAGCTGCAACGAATGGATCTATAGGTTTCATGGAAAGTTTATCTAAATCGATTGACCCTATGAACAATATGGTAGAGGCTACTAAGCTATTACAGACTGAGCAGATGAAACGTGCCCAATCAGAAGCAGCTATCAAGAAAAACTTAGATGACGGTATTATCTCTCAAGAAGTCTACAATGAGCGCATGGCCGAGACAGAGAGGCTCTTCTTAGAGAATACAACCTCCGCAGGAATTCATAAACAGAAGCTAGCTGAATTAGATGCTCAACTTCAAGCAGGGGACCTTACTCAAGAGCAGTACAACCAGAAGAAGAAGGAAGCTGAACAGTTCTCGCTTAATCTAGGTAAAGCTGTAGAGCAGGAGCAACAAAAGCAAGAGGAACTTGGTAAGAAGATCGAATGGGTTCAAGGAATCATGAAGCAACTCTGGGAAGTTGTTAAACCTGTATGGGACGACATAGCTAGTTTCATTGGAGAACAGATCACCAAGGTTAAGAAATTCATAGATGAAAACGGGAAAGAGATAGAATCTACATGGAATCTTGTCTGGGGAGTTATTAAATTCTTCACGGAGTCTATCTGGGGAGGTATCAAGGATATTATCTCTGGAGCTCTAGACATCATTATGGGTATCATCAAAGTAGTCGGCGGAATCATGAATGGCGACTGGGAGAAAGTCTGGGAAGGTATCAAGGATATTGCAGGAGGCGCTCTAGATATCATTTGGGGTATCTTCGAAGTCGGATTTGGTAAACTCCTTAAAGCTCCTCTTGACATAGGTAAGAAATTACTTAAGTGGGCTACAGACACTTTCAAGAATCTAGGTAAAGACATAGGCAAATACATTGATGACATCATCGGCATTGGAGGTAAAGGATGGAGTGGCTTCATAGACGACGCTGAGAGAATCATGAAGAAGATCGGTAAGGTTGTTCTTCACCCGATTGATTCCGCTAAAGAGGCAATCTCTAAAATCTCTTGGAGTAAGGTCGGTAGAGATTTAGTTCAAACCTTAATCGATGGCATCAAAGGGATGGCCTTCTGGGTAGGTTCAGCAGTAGGAGACGTTACATCTAAGTTAAACCCTCTTAAGTGGTTCCGAGGAGCTGACTCTCCGTACAACACTGGTGGAGGCATGATGCAATCCCCTGATGGCAACTATGCCCCTATGATGGCTGGAGGCTCAGGAGCTCCTAGCTTGGTAGGGTATTCCGCTACAGGAATGACCGGACTCTCTAAAGTGTTAGACGAAATGGGGTCATCATTACAGAGTCTCAATAGTATCTCAGCAGCTAGTGCCTCAGGAGGTAATTACTCTAGAACGGTAGCGCCATCAGGAAACACTGCTACTAATGGAGGGACATTCGTCGTAGAGGTTCCATTACACATTGACGGTAAAGAGCTCGCTCGTGCTCAAGCTGAAGTGAACACGTTAGAGATGAACAACTTGAGAGCAAGAAAAAATCTAGGTAGAGGTGGATCGAAACACTTTTAAGAGTAGTGAACACTTTTAAGGGTAGTTAACACTTCTAGGAAGGGAGATAATGCATGGTAGTTTTAAACGCTGTAAATAATCTCCCTAACTTTGACTTTAAAGGTAAGAACTCACTTGACATGAAAGTGTATCTTACTTCCAAGCCTTCTATCCCGTCTCCCGAGATGCGTGTAGAAAGTGTACCAGTCAAGGGTAGGGATTCAAGTTACACCATCACAGATGGAACATATGAGGACTTGGATATCGTTGTAGGAGTAAGAACCTATAGAGGCCCAGTAGGATATCAAGACACCTTGAATGCTTTAAATGAATGGCTCCGTGTAGGTTGGGACGTAGTAGAGAATGAGATTACCTTCTCAGAATATCCTCAGTGGGTCTTCAAAGTTAAAACAATTAAGCCTTACACTTGGGATTACAACTCAGCTACTGGAGAACTTACTACGATGCTTACATTTACGTGTGATCCATTTAAGTATTCTGATACGTATCATGAGGTCGTAGGGGTTACATCCAACCCAGTACCAATGCCTCCAAGGGAATTCAAGTTTGGGCAGTTCTCAACTTATCAGGCTCGTACTGAACAGAACATCCAGAACATCACAGATCTCGCTAAGTTTGGATACGATAGAGTTTTAACTGAACCGAATATCCTAGGAGCCGAGAAAGACTACATTCGAGATTTAGATGGACAGAGTTTATTCTCTTTACAGATGAAATACACTTCAGGGACGTACAGAAACTTTATAGATGATTTCTATTCTAGTAAGTACAGTACGGTCATCCCTACAGGAGCAACCTTCAAAGTAATCAACTCCCTAAGATGTCAGTTCCATAATCTATCAAGTGGTGCTCAGTTATCTATCAAGTTTACCACAGTAGATCAACTCATTGCAGGGACTACGTATTACTTTGATGCAATGGCTTCAGGAGACACTCGAGGAATTACCTTAATAGTTAGAAACGCTTCTGGTGTCGAAGTTGCAAGGAATACGAATCAGACAACGATCACCTTCCGAGCTGCAGCTACTGGAGTCCATACTGTTGAGTTCCTTAATTACCCCACAATAAATCCAACCTTCATTGATAGTCCTCGCTTACATGTTTTCTCTAACGGGAACACTCAATACTATCCAGCTAGAAACTCTACAGGTGCAGGCCTTATTGTAGCCTTCAATGTGTTTGACTTAGTAGCAAATCTTGAGCCTAACATGCTTACGAAATCTATGACGGAATCTCAAATGAAGACAACTCTTAAGGCTAGGAACATTCGAGGCATCTTCAATGGTTGGTGCGGCCATCAAACGAAATCAACTTTCGAGCTTCACCAATACAACACAGCAACCAATCAGTTCAATAAATTAACTGAGAAGGTTGTCCAAGGAGAGTCAGGTTCTCAGACGTTCGAACACTCTGAAGCTATCGCCTTTGTAGATAGATTACTTTACCGAAATGGAAACCTATGGGCCATTTATTGTATCTTCTCCAATGGTACCTTCGACTGGGACTACACAGGTCAGAACGGTAAGTGGGCATATACAAATAAGGCAAGCTTATCTTTAGGGATGGACGTACAGCCAGCATCTTCTAAGGACATCTACAATGACGGTACTGCTGATGCTTTTCCTTTCTTAAAGATATGGAAACAAGACGGAGCCAATACTTGTAAGATCACCTTCACAGGTACGAACTACAATGGTACTCCTTACAAGGAAGTTGTAGAAGTTCGTAACCTTAATAACGTCGCAGTAGGGCAGCACATTGAAGTAGATTGTGACTTCAAAGATGTAGTTCGCTATCAAGAGAATAATCCTTCAGCGTCAGTACCTTGGACGTCATGGACAATAGCTCCAAGGTTCCCAACTATGAAGGTAGGAAAGAATAACATCACCGTAGAGAATGCATCTAAGGTAGAAATAGATTGGAGAACTCGTAGGATTTAATCTCCTGTGAGTTCTCGAAAGGAGAATTGCATGGGAGATTTACCTGTATTGATGGAATACGTAATACCTAGTGGTTACAGCAGACAAGACTACTGGAACTCTTTAGGGATCGGAGTTTTGAAAGATGTCATTGACTTAAAAGTTACTGAAGACCTTGAGGGTGTTTTCCAAATTGAGATGCATTACCCTGAAGACGGGAAACTCGCTAAAGAGATCAAGATAGGCCGTGTCATTAAAGTCCGTACTCGTCAAGATATGACGGCTTGGGAGAGTCAAAACTTTAAAGAGCCTGGCAATAACGGTCTATGGGAAGGAGCCTTCTACCATAAACTTGGATGGGAATATCAACCCTTTTATATAAACGATATTGAGTACGATGTCTCAGGGATATTCATCGTTAGAGGTGTTCATTACACTTACCGTATCGGTGAGCTTTACTACTCGTTGATACGTTCAGATAAAATCCCTAAAGATGAGCAAATCATGTACGGAATAAAGAGACCCTTCCAGATACTTGGAGACGCTTGGTCAAGATTCTCTTTAATAGATTCATACTATCAAGATGTCTATTCAGGGGTTACCTTCTTAGACCACAATGGGGCTACAGCCACCGCAGATGTAACTAAAGGAAGTGTCACCTTAGGAGCTACAACTATCTATCAAGATATAAAACAATACTCTGAGCTTGACCCTTGGAATGACAGACGTCCTGACAATTGGACACCTAAGACGTTCGAACTCACTCATCGTAACTTTGGAGACATCTTGTTAGGGGATGATGAAAAGTCTATGCGTAAAGTATATAACTTTGAAGTATTACGTGACCGATGGGGAATTGTCCTAACAGATAGACGAACTATGAAGTCTTGGGGCGAAGCTTACGAGATTCGATACGGAAAAGATATGAAGAACATTAAAGTTGATATTGATATGAGCGATATTCTCCCTGCAGTGTTCCCTTACTTTATCGTTGAAGACGAGTACACTTTTAGGGCTGAAGAAATTACTACCGAGTGGCAGACCCCTAAAGGGGGCGGGGAATCCAAAGAGGTTGAAGTCCGTAAGATGGTTGACAAAACTGTAACGTGTCAAATGGAAGTAAACTTTAGAGGAACAGTCTTTCCCTTCCCTGCTCACTCTTCAGGTAACTACATTTTAGTTCCTCGCGACAAGTGGCCAAACTATATGTTCAAAGGCATCCGTAAAGACATCACTGAGTATGTAGACATCGAGGCAATCAAGCAGAAAGTTAAGCAATATAGACAATCAGATGGTACATACTTCAGCGGAGGATTTACTGCCGCGCAGTTTGAACTAGAGAAGAACGCTCCTGAGTATTTACGTAGAGCCAACATTCAATTCGGTGAAGCAACTGCCGAGATTGACTTCTTACCTTTATGGGAAACCTCTGAAGCTATTCACAAGCCAGCCTTACAGAAATTACGTCTGGGAGATCCTGTAGTGATTGTACATGAGCCTCTCCAGCTTCGTATATATGCAAGGGTTACTGAAACGGATTACAATCCTTTGACAGATAAATACAACTCAATAAAGATCAAGAGCTACTCAGTCGTTCCGTTAGATTGATAGAGGCTTAATTGCCCTTAAAGGAGATGACATATGGATTTATTAATAGAGAAAGCTATTACGATGTTGCTTACGAAAGAGACAGCCTTCTTTGGTCTTTTCCTTATAAGTTTCATTCTCCAATGGAAAGACAAAGGGATGCTCCATAGTTTCATTCTCAAGCAACAGGGCGTACTAGCTGACCTGACCAGCGCTGTCCAAGATATCGCTAAGACGCAAGACAAGCAGCATGAGAGGATTGAGCGGATGGAGGACAACCTTGATAGATTCTACGATAAAGTAAATAACCGACTAAATGATACTAATAAGTAAAGGGGAGCCTACATGATACAACGACAACCCACTTTTAAGTTCGATCTCACACACCCAAGTCCTCAGCATAAAGTGTTCCAGCGTTTAGGGGAGAAACAAGCTACTGACATCATAGTTCAGATACTCAATGGAGGTCAGCCTTTCTCCCTTACAGGAATACGCTTCGGATTTGAAATGAGAAACGATGCGGGAAAGATAATCATAGATGAGAATCAGACAAAGTTCTCTGTAATAGATAACGCCAAAGGGATCTTCCGCTACAGAGTTGACGATGCAGGATTCAGCTACTTTGGTAATAGCTACTTAGCTTATTTCACTCTGAAGATTTCTGACGTGCGAATCACTACAGAGCGTTTCCGTTTCCAGAATGATGAGGATGTTCAACAAGGATCTACAGGACTGCAAGAGCATTACGTATCCGTCATAGATGACCTTGTGAAGTCTAACGCTGAAGCAATCGCTAAGGCTCAGGAGATTAAGGCTATGATTGAAGCCAATCAAGTTGTCAAGAAAACGGGAGATACCATTGAAGGCCCAATCCGCTTTGATGTACCCTTCACAGTCCGAGGCTCAGGAGCTACCTTTGACATGCGTCCTCAAGTCTCAGGAGTGTACCAAAAAGGTATCCGACATACGATCAACACTACAAATAACTTCTATGCGTTTGCCCCAATAGATGATCAAGGAAATGCTAATTGGACTAACCAGATGGCGCTGTATGGAGACACGGGAGTACTAGACATCAAAGATATTAACATTAGAGGAGGGTCAGGCTCTAATGTTATCACTAAGGCAAATAACGGAAAAGCAAATTTAACTTTGACGGCAGACGCTACTAATAAGAATGAGGCTGTCCCTCCATTGGCTGTCAGACGAGGGAGCTCTGTTACTTTGAGGTTGGCTATCTTGAGAGTAGCATCCTCTACAAACTCCCTAGTGACTACACTTCCTTCAACGATGCGACCTACTGATACGTGGGTATATAACGTGCTCGCTGATGATGGTTCTAGAGTTTCATTAGAGATTCGACCAAACGGGCAAATACATGTCTACACTGCAGGAAAAGGATTCTCATTTACAGAAACATTCGTAGTAGATTAATACTAGAAAGGAGAAACTCACATGAACATTTCAGTTTATTTTTACGATGAGGAAGGGGAATATACTCACATGGATATGGCCCCTTTAGAGTTTGATGACAATGGAGTACAAATCCTCCCAGAGAATTCCACTACAGAATACCCTCCTGACCTCTCCACAGATCCTCGCTTCTCAGTTGAAGCTGGAAAGTGGATACCTCAAAACCCTAAGGAGCCTTACTCTTCAGAGGATTACAAAGCAGATGTACAAGCCTTGCGAGCAGAACTTGAAGCTGTCCGAGAAGAAATGAAAGCCTTGGATGTTTCAACCTTAGCTTCAACGGTACAATCTCAAGGGAAACGAATCTCAAAAGTAGATAGTGAGCTTATCCATATGAACTACTACTTAGGAGTTGCTTTCCCGAATGTTAAACATTTCTTCACTTACAATTAAGATTTTCAACTAAAAGGAGAGGATACTATGAAGTTCAAAGAAATCTTACAGGACAAAGCCTTGCTCACAAAGTACGTCGTATTAATCTTCGCAGTTGTAAACTCTGTACTGAACCTTGTCGGAATTCAAACGATAGGAGATGAGCAGATCAATGATATCGCCTCAGCAGTTACTACGCTTGCAAGTCTTTACTTGGCTGTTAATGTCCGTGCTCATGAGATAAAGTCTATTAAGACAAAACATGAAAGAGAGGTAAACTAGTATGGTAAACGTAATAGATCACTTAGTATCACCTTCGAAGTATCCCCTTAAAGCTCCTTACAAAATGACCCCTACAGAGATTACCTTCCATAATACTTACAATGATGCACCTGCAGTCAATGAAGCTAAATACATGGTAGGAAACGATTTAGCTATAAGCTACCACGATGCAGTAGACGACAAAGAAGTACGTCATTGTATCCCTTATGATAGAAACGCATGGCACGCTGGAGATGGAAACGGGAGAGGGAACCGTAACTCTATTGGAGTAGAGATTTGCTACTCTATGAGCGGGGGAGAGCGCTACCGTAAAGCTGAACTCAATGCTATCGACCACATCAGTAACTTAATGATTCGTTTTGGGATTCCTATCTCTAAAGTTAAAACTCATCAGGAACGTAACGGGAAGTACTGTCCGCATAGAATGCTAGATGAAGGTCGTGTAGGATGGTTTAAAGCTGAACTTGAGAAGGCAGTAGATCGTAAGAAAGGTAACTTGAAATGTTCAGACTCAAAAGATTATGCCGGAAAGGTGGAAATCATTGTGAATAAATACAATAAAGTTGTAACATATCAGTTCGGTATTGCTTTAGCGAAAGACTTGTGTGATATTCTTAACGGATTAGGGTATGCTTCAGAGTTACGCTTCACAGGTGCGAATGGTTTAATCCACGTAGAGACAGAGCACCGTCAAGGCAATGAGCTTGATAAGTTAACAGCTCAGATGGATGCTAAAGGGATCAAGTACTTCTATACTCAAAGTGATGAACCTTGGCAGTTTTAAAACTCCTAAGATTTAAAACTATTTAGATTAACTCCATATAGAAAACTCCAATTAGAAAAACTCTCAAGCTATTTGCCTGAGAGTTTCTTTTTTTTATCTATTGAGATGCAGGGATTAACTTGTAAGCCCCATCTTCCATGATATCCTCTAATGAGCGGAAAGCATCTTGGCTTAAACCCTCCAAGTGATGAATCAGCTTCAAAGATCCGTCAGGGGATACTTTGTAGCGTGCAATCTTATTAGCGTGCAAGACTCTTCCTCCGGAGAGGAGATAGCTCTCAAGCTGGGGGCCTTTGATGAATTTACCTTGTAAGTAATGTTTACCTTCTAAGATGAATGTTAAGTCTTTAGAGATTGTCATTTAGTTTTCCTCCTTTAGTTTCCAGACAGTTCACTGATTAGTTGTTTAACACTTTTAATTTCCTCTAATAACTCTCTCAAGTTGGTTGCTTTACTGTTTAGGGTTGCCTTCTTAACAAAACCTTTTAGATCCATCTCGAGAGTGGGGTAATAGCCGACATCTTTGAAGCCATACTCCCCAGTCTTTTCTTTAGTCTCGTTGTCAACTTTCTCGTATTTCTCCTGTAGGATTACATTGTGCTTGTCGCTGATTAGGCGATAATCTTCATTGATCTGAACGTTCATGGATATTCCTCCTTAATAAACCTTAATGTTTTTATAGTTATCCCACATGACTTCTCTTTCGTTTTCCCATAAAACCCAGACTTCTTCGTACTCAATCCCTATGCTGGTTACTTTACCTAATACATTGTCATTATCCTCTACAGTGTCTCCGTCTTTTAGGTTTACGAATTGTTCCCATGTCATATAGCTTTTCCTCCTCTAGTTTTCTATTCAAATAACGCTTTTGTTATAAATCATTTCAATCCGAGCATCTTTAAAAATAAATAACCAATCCCTACAAATATTCCATAGATAGTCACTACCACTGATACCCCTACAAACATTATGAATATGGCTTTTAAAATTAACGCTATGTTGTATATCAAAACTGCTAAAATAATTAACACGATCACCAATGTAAGGCCTACCCCAGCTAAATCATCATAATCAGTCAATCAACTCACCTACTTTTCTTATAAAATTCAAATTTGATAACGCTTATAAGTTAATCTGTTTATTCTAATTTAAGAATTCTAACTCAACCGCAATAGCCTGAACCTTCTTCATCTCACGGTAAACTTTCATAGAGTGAACCCCTAAAGCTCTACCAATCTCGGAGTCTGATTTACCTTCAAGACGGCCCTTAAGAATATCCAACTGGAAAGGGGAGAGCTCATCAGATAAAACGGTCATCATATCAGTACCCAATACTTCAGAGTATCCTGAATCTTCAGAACCCTCAAACTTTAAAGAGGCATTATCCACTGGGTTTTCGTCACCGTTTGCATCTTCTGAAAGGTGATCAAGCACTGAGGTGCGACCGTTAAGCTTAAAAGCTGCCTTCTTGAAGTTGATAGCCCGACCTTGGAGAACTCTATAAAGGTACTGCCCTAAAGTAGCCCAACCGTCTACACACTTTTCAGGATCGAACTTTTGAACAATCTCCATAGCTTGAATTACGAGAGAGCTTTTAAGATCATCTAAGTTGAACATACGGTTAAGGCTATGCTTTTTAGCTACAATGTTTACAGTGATTAGTACTACTTTACCGATGTAATCTTGTAAACTTAATTCACTTAACATATCTTTAGTGATTTTCTCTCCTTCTAGTGAGTCCCATTTGTTGATTGTTTTAATAGTTTTAGTCATTTTAGTTTCCACCTTTTCAATAGTTTTATAGGCTTTAAAGATTGTCCGTACATCTTGGAAGAATGTGGTGCTTTGTTTGCCTGACATAAACTTAACATGAGGCATATGTTAAGTCTTTAGAGTAACTAAATTGTAATGATTCTAAAAAGTAGTTCTTTTCAGGCTATTTTAAAATCTTGATATTTTAATTAAGGAAGGAGTCTTAGAAAACTCTTGAATGTGATCGTTTACATCCTTTATTTTTCCAGCCCATCTCACCTTAAAAAGATTAAAATAGGGGTGTAACATTTTTGTAATAATCCTTGCCAGTTTTTGTCCTGTCTTGTCTGAATCTGTCGAAATAATTATGTTCTCGACACCGCACTGCTTTAACAGGTCTACTTGTCTTTTTGAGATGGATGACCCACCGAGTGCTACAGCCCCTCGACCGTGTTCCCACCAAGACAGGGCATCAATTTCAGCCTCTGTGATGGCAATCGTTCGACATTTATGCTTGTAAACTTGGTCGATTCCATAAAGTAATGTGTTAAGTCTTTGTCCGTTTTTCTCGTAATAGAAAACTTTTGAGTTAGTTAACCTATACTTAATGGCTTGAATCTCTCCTCGAGGGTTCTTCCACAAGAAAGCGACCTTATCTCCGGAGCCTCTGACATCTAGTAAGTCTTGCGTCTCCTTCGAGATACCACGACTTAAGAGATAGGAATACTCGGCTTCTAAGTTGCACTTCAGAGGCTTGAACTCTTTCTTGATTTCTAAGAATCTCGTAAGATCAATTGCTTCGGAGTAGGCCTTAGGAGCGTACATCTCCATTAAGTAATAGAAAGTCTCCTCAGGATCTTCTCCTCGAAGGTGGCTTAATAGTTTTAGAAAGCTGCCAGTTTCTCCTGAGCCTGAATCCTTCCAAGTTCCCGCAATCTCTTTACCTGGTAAGTTATCTAAATTGACGAAGAAGCTCGGATGCCGGTCGTACCTGAAAGGGGAGGCGCATATAAGCTTGTCCTCTGTCCAGCGTTCCTGCTCAAAAGTGAAGCTTGAAAGTTCTCCTGTTAAGTCAATGTCTAGCTTTTGATCTCTCACCCAAACTAGAGTCATGAGTGGTCACCTTCAGAGGCGTACTTCCATTTGTACCCGTAAGCTGTCTTACCTTTGCCGTGAGCACACCTTCTTACCAGTACGCTGCGTGTTTTACACCCTAAAAACTCTCCGGCTTTAGCTGAATTAGGAAATTCTTTCAAAATCTTTCCGTTGAGATTACACATCAAAACTGGTTTACCTGTAGGGCTTAACTTGTTGTCATGAGCATGTTGGGCGTTCTCTTGAGGTGTAACCCATTCAAGATTTACTACACGGTTATCAGTTTTGACTCCGTTTATGTGATTTACCAGTCCCTTATCTGCAGGGTTACTTATAAACGCTTTAGCTACTAATCTATGGATGGATTGAGTACGCCCTAAACCATCATTACTTAAGCTAACTAACATATATCCCCCCTTTATCCTTGGAGATAAAACCCTCTCTTTAACGGAACATTTATGCCCTCTTCGGTTAATGTAATATCTCTCAAGACTCTTAACTCTCCCGAGATTACTAACCTGATATAAACCCTCGTAGCCTTCAATGTCTTTCCAGATTTCATTCATAGAGATTCACCTCGGAAGACCATCTTGCATTCGTAATAGATTTGATCTTGCACGACATCTCCGGCAGGGAAGACGGGTAAAACTTTATAGATAGGTTCTGCGTAGTCGTAATGTTCTTCGATTGCTTTACATCTTTTGATTAGCTGCGTAAGGGAATACTCTCTCAGGAATCTAACTTGATTCGCCCCTCTAGGTTTAGCTTTGAAGAAATCTCTCTTAATAGTTTTCATAAATTTCAGCTCCTTAGTTTTTCCTTCTTGTGGGTATATACAAATGTCTTTTATAATCTCCACAAAGTGCTCAAACTTTTTTGATATTTTTTTTAAAACTTTTGAGCTTATAAACTTTTAAGCATAAAAAAAAAAAGACCCCCAGAGCGATCAACTCCAAAGGGTCAAAACATATAGTCTTGTGTGCCGTCTTTCCGGCTGTCAGTATTAAAAAAGTCGAACTATCAAGTTCCTACTCTATCAAGCTCTAGATTGAAAGAAGGCTTTCCCGTTCACCTCACCCGTAAAAGTTTTGGCTAGTAGGAAATACTCTTGCCTTACAGAGTCAGGTCTTTCCCTGAAGTCCAACAATGTAGAATATCTTGGTGACTTGTCGTCACCTACTTAGTTAAATATCTTCTTAGCTGCCTCACTAGGAACGGTTCAAGGCTGACCCTTAAAGGTAGCTTTCCAGAGTGATAATGTCTTAGAAGGTGCCTTGGTAGATCTCACTCTTACAAGGCCCATATCGTCTATGTTCAGTAGAACAATATGCCTGAGATGCGCCTCAGGAGCTTTTATTTGTTTAGGGCTGTTATGTTTCAATTGTGTTAGCATCATTTACCGACTCCTTATGATTCGTCGCACCCTGTAGGTAAATCCTCAGAGTCTTTCCTCTGTGTCAACGAAAACAAACTAGATTTTTAAAGCTTAAATCTTTTGTAACTCTTTAGGGTAAAAAAGCACGATAGATTGGTCTGAAATGGTTCTATCATTCAAGATATTACACTCAAATGATTCACCTTCATGCCCAACTATCTCCACTTTAAGTCCTTCAAACCGCTCAACTGCTGAATGATCTTCAGGGTTTTCCTCAAAGGAGTAAACCTCATCAGCTTTCCTCACAGTTAAAACATCACCTACAGAGAACAGAGTCGAGTCGGTATCCTCCGTAGGTTGAAATGCTTCTTCGCACTCTTCTACGATAGCCTTGTATGTTTCAATGTCTAGAGTGTTAGGAGCTCTGGTATCTAGGTCACTACTTGGGAGCTTTTCACTCTCTTGGGCTTCATCCACTTGGGGGACAGTCTCGGAAGGCTGAACCTCTTGGGACTTCTCATAATCTCTGAGAGTTTTCTCAGAGTCCTCAATAAAGTCATAGATACTCATTTGTTCAAATCTCTCTTGATGCTTAACAAAGGCTACATTGTTTAAAGTCATAATAGATTCCTCCTCAGAATTTTAACCTGCCGATTGGGGTATTACGCTTCAATCTAGAATCAGCCTCCCCGTATCATCTCGGTTGATATCTCAACTAAACAGCAACCTCCGAGGAGAGAAGCTTACAGAATAACTTACTGTATACTTAAAGGCTTGCCTAAATCCCGTAAGTGACCTACTTTTGTGTAACCTTTACGGAGTAAAGTCTGAACGACTTCTACTTTAGATCCTTGGTCGCCTTCAAGTTGTCTGTTGCCGGTAGTTAATGAAAAATAGTTCCCTAATTCGTAAGCAAATTGAGCTATAAATACCCTATCTCCATGTTTATCCTCGAAGATATCTCCCCAACCATACTCCTCAGAGATCGGCTTCAAAACTAATTGACGTCGAGGTAAATCCTTAACGACTACGTGAGGCTCACCCTCGAAATCTACTACTTGGTTTTCTGTTATTACTGTTAACATGTAAGTTCACTCCTTAAAGTTTTTATCAACCGAGAACCTCCCTAGAAAGGAAGATCCTCATCTTTAATGTCTAACGGCTCGCCTACATCAGTAGAGTTGTCTGCCGTTGAAGTAGTATCTCCAGAGATTGCATTAGCAGCTAAGTACTCGGTGAATAACCCTTTAGATTGTCCCTCAGAGTCGTTCATCTTTTTTAGAACTCCTAGTTGATACTCCTCAGTAGGCTTAATGTGGGCCTCTTCAAATAACTCAATGGGAGCTTCGAAGTCTTTAGTATCCTCAATGATCGCTGCTTGCTCAGGAGTTAGCTTACCGAAAGAAGTCATGTCAGGGGCTACCGTAAATCCTCCTTTGGACTTAGTAAGCTTGAACAGCATGATGTCCTTCTGTTCTTGAGACTCTGCAATAGTCTTTTGAATCACTGGAGCGGCATTCTCGGAAGCTTGCATTAAGAAGGGCTTACCTGATTCTGCATCAATGAAGGCGAATAGAAATTTGACTCCTTTCTCTAAACGATAAGCTTCTGTCAGAGCGTCAACCCAAGGCTTAAGTTCTGCTTTCTTAGCAGCTTTAAATTGGATGTCGTTCATTTCTTTGCGTTTCTTATCTACGCCCAGTTCTTTCTTAATTCTGTCAGCTTCTTTGAATAAGATTTTCTTCCCTTCTTCGAAATGGTCTTTGACTTCGGGGATTCCGATAGTTCCAGTTAAAGGATATATGTCATAGGCAGTAACTCGAGCGAATTCTTGATCACCTAATAAACGAACTTTAATTTCCTCATCAGCTTTGATATATCGTAAAATTCGATCCTCTGTATTTTCCTCATTGTTGTCTTTCTCCACAGGTTTTAACGCGTCAGTACCTTTAACGATTGCCATTAATAATCATCCTTTTCAGTTTTAATCTTGTAAGGTGAGAGCATTTCAGTCTCGACCACTCTAGGTCTCCAGGGCTCATACGTCCCGCCTAGCAAGTGACTCACCTTGTCGCTTAGCTCTCGTTTGCCTTACATGGGTATATACAGTCACCAAAGGTAATCTCCACAGGATTAAACGAGAAACTTAATAGTTTTATTAGAGATAAAGTTTTTGATAGCCGCCATATAAGGAAGGAACTTGCTCAGGTGAAACTTTTTAAAATTATTTTGGAGGAATCTGTGGAGAATCTCGTTTAGGTTTGTATATTCCTTTAGAGATTAAAAACTAAAAGATTAAAAGATATTAGTACGAACGACAGTGAGTACAAGATTTATTCTTTAAAGTCTTTTAATCTTTAAAGCTATTTAAGAGATATAAGATCTTGCGACTAAGGTCGCTAAATAGCCGTCAAGGAGGAATCTGAAATGTGTGAAATATCTTTGGAAGAGTTTAAGAGTTTGACAGCTAAAGGGCGAACAGAAATCCGCAAGGATTGGAGGAAATGCCCTCTTGAGAAGTGGAATGCTACAACAGCTCGCTCTTACATGAATGAGTTGAGCTTAATTAAATTTAAAGTTCCTTACACATGTAACAGCATGCAAGTAGAGAACGGCATGATTAGTCAGTTTAAGAAAACTTATGGGGTGGAAGTGCTAAAGCTTTTCATCCATAGATGTTTTACCCAATACAAAGCAACTAAAGAGTATCCGACTCTATCGTTTGGCTTCATGGTTGCGTATCTCAAAGAGAGAACCCTTCCGCCGATACTGAAGGAGATAGCTGTTAAGAAAGAACGAGAAGAGGCTCTAAAGAGACAAGCTTTAGAGAAGGATTTCGCTAAATTTGAAACGAAAGTGGGGCTATTCTAATGAAACACTGCATCTTAAGAGGTGGATGCTCTAAAGCTGCATCTTGCAAGTCAGCTTGTCCGGCATTCATTCAAGTTCAAGGATTAAACGGAAGAGGAGGCAAGCAAGGAGACGCTCTTGTCCCTTCAGAGTACAGAGCTACTATGTTAAACACTTCAAGGTCAGCAACTACTCAGCCTCACGTCTATGGGGATCTCAACAGCTACATCAAAACTTTCAAGAAAGCTTACAACGAGATCCGTAGCACAAAGGAAACACGCTTGAAAGATTTATACTTCTGGAGCCTAGAGACTGGGACAGGTAAGACTGAAACCGCAAGCGCAATCTTAAATGAGTTCTTAGCTTACAGCTATATCAGATCAATCTTAAAAGACGACCCTTCAGGGTTTGTCACTCCAGTGTTCTTCTTGGACATGCCATCTCTTCAGACTTTGTACTTGAAGTTTAATAGAGGAAACGTCCCAAGAGAAGAAGCTGAAGGTGCTGCTCGGGAGTATTACCGGAGATTAAGAATAGCTAAAAAGTCTAGACTTGTAGTCTTTGATGAGATGGGCCTAAGAGATGTCTCTGAAGCATTCGCTGGAGATATCCATGATGTAATTAATTACCGTACAGTTGAGAATCTCACAAGCATTTACACTTCAAATGTACGCTTGGAAGATATTGAGAGAATCTACGGGAGACGAATCTTTGACAGAACTAGAAGGTTTACAATCGCTTACGAATTCTACGGGGAATCTAGAAGGGGTGAAATGCTATGAGTTTAATAAGCGGAGAGGTTCTTTTAAGTAAAATCATCGAAGAAAATAACGTAGAAGCTTTAAAGAAACACGGAATCAAACGTACAGATTTTCAAACTAAAACAGAACAGAAAGTATACGACTTCATAACTTCTTACAATTTAGAATACGGAGAAGCTCCAAGCTTTACAGCCGTCATTAGTAGTATCCCTGAGTTTAATTATCATACAGATGTGACCGACTCTTTTGATTACATCTCTAAGCGTCTGAAAGAGAAGAAGCTCCAAGCTGACGCTGAGAATTACTTAACTAAAGAAGCACTACCTGATTGGGGAAAAGTAGCTCCTGAAGAGTGGATCAATAGCACAACAGAGAAGCTTAAAAGTTTAGTCTCTGAAAATAGTTACAGCTCAAAAGTTGGAACCGACTTAGTTACTGACTTTAATGATTTCCTTGCTGAGTACGATGAGGGAAAAGCTGGAAAGAGTAACCGATCTTTCGGGAGTTCCTTTGAGTCTATGAAGAAAGCCATCGGGAATTACATCACAGGGAATATGTACACTTGGTATGCTCGATCAGGTAGAGGTAAATCTTTTATTACCACTAAAGAGGGAATTCATATGGCTCAATTTGAAGGAGCTACATTGCTGGTATGGTCTATGGAGATGAGTAAATTTGAGTGGCTTGCTCGAGCGTATTCAATCATCTCAGCTAATGAAAAACTTATAAATCAGAAAATACAAGGAGCTGAATATCTTGCTGGTTTCAAAAGTAACGAGCTTATCAACGGTAAACTATCCGAAGACGATGAAGAGAGCTTCAGAGATTTCCTTCGAACTCTCAACGAACATATCACAGGAAGGATTATCATACGTGGTAAGACAGACAGAGATTTCACTGACCGTACAGTTGATGCGCTTGAGTCGGATATTCTCAACACGAACGCTGATGTTGTTATTGTTGACCCGTTCTATCTCCTTGACTATGAACGCAACAGAGATAACACGACAGGAGGAGCCGCTACAGCTACAAGTCAAAAGCTCAATAGGGTTGCGGGTAGCACCGACACAATTATATTTGCAATTACACAAGCTGATGAGGTCAGAGATGACAAGAACGACGAAGGAGACAGATCTCTTCGAGTTCCGGAACGCTCCGAAGTTAAAAAGACGACAGCTCTCCTCGAAGATGCTTTCTTACTCATTGGGTTGGACACCTGCGACGGTCGCTTCCAAATTTCTCTGAACAAAGGACGACAAGGTGGAGAAGATACAACCTTCGAAGGTGTGTACTTGCCAGCTATCGGATACGTAAGAGAGCCACAGATCGAGGAAGTAAAAGCTCAATTGAATCAATTCAGTAATTATGACTTGGGGGATATGTAACCGGAAAGGAGATTTACTTATGGTAGAGACTAAAAGAAAAGGAATTGGAGGGCATCACTCTCCTATAATGCTTAAAGATGAATGGCTGACGCCTAAATATATAACTGATAGTTTAGGAGTATTTGATCTAGACCCATGCTCTCCTATAAATAGACCATGGAGTACTGCTAAGAAGCATTACACAATTCTAGATGATGGGCTCTCTAAGGATTGGGAGGGACGTGTTTGGTGTAATCCTCCTTACGGAAGAGAAACAGTAAAATGGCTTAATAAATTAAAAGATCATGGAAACGGGATAGCATTAATATTTGCTAGAACAGAAACTAAAATGTTTTTCGAAAGTGTGTGGAGTAAAGCTAATGCGATATTTTTCTTTGAAGGTCGTCTTACATTCCATCATGTAGACGGAACTAAGGCAAAAGCCAATGGTGGAGCACCGTCAGTTCTAGTTATATACGGAGAAAGCAATATTGAGTATGTTAAGGAGTCAGGCTTAAAAGGTAAATTGATAAAATTGTAGGGACTTTTAAGAGTTATCTAACTGGAAAGGATGGATGCGTAACTATGAAGTTAGAAGACATTGTAAGGTTAATAGGTTGTCTTGGCTGCTTAGCCGTGATTGGGATTTGGGGATTAATAACTATCTTAGTAGTCAAAGGGATTCTTAGTTTCTTCTAAGAGTCTCTTTTTTATTCTCCGTGCGGAGAACTTACCACTCCTTTGTATATAGACCTGAAGGCAACAACTGCAAAGGAGTGTTTGTAATGACTGAAACTATTAAGAAAATTAAACTATTTGAAGCTTTTGCGGGTATCGGTACTCAAGCTATGGCTCTGAAGAGAGTAGCTAAAGAGTTAGGTTTTGAAGTCGAACCTGTAGGAATTTGTGAGATTGATAAGTTCGCTATCAAGAGCCATCAAGCAATTCATGGAGAAATAAAGAACTTTGGAGACATCTCTAAAGTAGATCCAAAAGAATTACCCGATATGGATTTATTTACATATTCGTTCCCGTGTCAAGATTTATCAATCTCAGGAAAACAGAAAGGCTTAGTAGGAGGAACTCGCTCAGGTTTACTTTATGAGTGCGAGAAAGTTATCACTGCAAAGCGCCCTAAATATCTTCTCCTAGAGAATGTGAAAAACTTAGTAGGTAAAAAGTTTAAGCCTGACTTCGACAAGTGGATTGAGTGGTTAGAGTCTCAAGGTTACCGCAACTACTGGAAAGTATTAAACGCTAAAGATTACGGAGTCCCTCAAAATAGAGAACGTGTCTTTGTAGTTAGTATCTTGGGGGAAGGTGCTTATGGGTTCCCCGAGAAGTTCCCTCTCGAGTTAAAACTGAAGGATATCTTAGAAGACGAAGTTGAAGAGAAGTACTTCCTATCTACAAAACTACTCGAAGGATTTACAGCTCACAAGAAACGTCACCAGGAGAAAGGGACAGGTTTTCAATATATACCTAGAGATGTAAACAAACATGCTTCTTGCTTAAGAGCAAACGCCGCACTAGCTCCTACTGATAACACTGTAGTGGTTGAAACATCTAGCGAGAAAGTCCTAGAGAAACAGAGAGAGTTCCCTGAGTTAATCCTTGCCGGAAAGCTTTCTATGAAAGGACACGATCAGATTAATAGAGTGTATGACTCTGAAGGTGTATCACCTGCGTTAACAACTATGCAAGGTGGACATAGACATCCTAAGATTATCGACTATGTAGACGGTGAAATCAGAGTTAAGGAAGCTACCAAGTTAGGCTACAAAGTAGCTGAAGAAGGTGACTCTATAAACATAGAGCATCCAAACTCAACGACTCGTCCTCGACGAGTCGGGAAGCAAGTAGCTCAGACTTTGACGACATCACCTCAACAAGTGACTATTAAGGATTACCGCATCCGTAGATTAACACCTCTAGAGTGTTGGAGACTTATGGGTATCTCTGACGAGGCTTTCTCTAAAGCTAAGGCCGCTGAGATATCCGATTCTCAGTTATACAAACAAGCTGGCAATGCCATCGTAGTAGACGTCTTAGAAGCTATCTTCAGAAATCTATTTAAATAAAATTCACCACATATGTGGAAGATTCAAACCTCCTTTGTATATAGACCTGAAGGCGAAAGAAGCCTGACAAAGGAGGAGTTAACTTATGGGATTACAATTACCTAAAGTTGAAAGCACTGAAGAAGTCGTGAAAGAGAAAATCAAAAAGGTTAAAAAAGCTAAAGAGATCCTACCTATGGAGTTAGCTTGGAAGAATATCTTCCAAATGAAAAACTCTAAAGCTGATCTCGAAAAGCTTGAAACTGTAAAGAAATACATGGAAGAAGGAAAGCTAGGCCGTGAAACGTATGAGAAGACCTTCACAAAAGCCGAAGCTTTAAGGCTATATAAATCTATTCAGGATATAGAAAGACAAAATAGATTGGACGAGCTAGAAGCTAACTGTCCAGATAATTACATTATGATAACTCAAGAGAATTTTTCCCTTATTGATAGAGTTAACGCTTTAGCTTTAGGAGAAAGTCGCATAGGTTACGATACTGAGACCACAGGAGTTGACGTCTATGAGGATAGAATTGTTGGGTTCTGTATCTACTTTCCAATAGCTGATGAGTCTTATTACATCCCTATCCGTCATATTGACAAGGAAACAGGAGAGCGTATTCCTGAGCAATTATCTGAGGAGCTTGTGCTTGAAAGAATAGGGCTTGTACTAGAAAGTGTACACGTAAAGATAGCTCACCACGCTGGGTTTGATATCCACATGAGTAAGAATGACGGCCTTCCAATCTCCGGAGTATGGCACGACACGATGATTCGAATGCACATGCTTAACGAGAATGAACCATCTTTCAAGCTAAAAGACTTAGCTACAAAGTGGCTCAAGAAACCGTCTGACAAATATGACGAACTCTTTGGAAAAGGCGGCTTCGAGGGAACACCTCTAAAGTATGCTCGTTATTACGGATGTAACGACCCGAAGATAACTGTTGAGCTATTCGACTTCCAAGAGATGTGCTTCGAAAGAGATGCATCTACGAAGAAGATTAAAGAAAACTATTTAGGCATGGAACAACCTTTGATAACTGTCATCAATGACATGGAACGCTTAGGTTTCATCATCAACAGAGAGAATTCTGAAAAGCAACGTGTAAGTCTTGAGGCTGAAATTAGGATCTTAGAGAAGGAGCTCCGAGATGTATTCGGACAGGAGATTAACTTCAGCTCTCCAGATCAACTGAAGAAAGCTTTGTATCGAGATTTAAATATGCATCGTCACTTGGGAACTAAGAAGTGGTCTTCATACTCCACAGATAAGAAGACTCTAAAGAAGCTCTCAATCTATGAGCCTATTATTAAGACTCTTCTTACTTGGCGCAAGAAGTACAAGCTTTGGAAAGACTTCATTGTAAAGCTTCCGGAGCTTCAGAAAGAAGTGACTGGAAGATGGCATTCGAATTTCTTCCAACGTGGAACCGTAACAGGTAGATTCTCTTCGAAGAATTTCAACGCTCAACAGATAGAGCCGAATGCTCGTCAGATGTTTGAAGCTCCAGAGGGAATGCTCATCTTAGGGGCTGACTTCTCAGGTCAGGAGAACCGCATACTAGGCCATATCTGTCAAGACCGAGTCATGATTGACGGATGGAATCGAGGGATTGACTTCTATAGCTTAGTTGGTTCAATGACTTTTAATGTTCCTTATGAGGAATGCCTTGACGGATCAGTCTGGAGAAGCATCGCCAAAGTAATCGTATTAGCCGTTACTTACGGAATCTCGCCTATTGAGCTTGGCATTATGATTATCAACTCAACAGACGACCCTAAAGCTCAGGGCTTAAATGAGAAAGCTTACAAGAAATATGCTACGTCTGTAGGGAACAAAGCTATTAAGGACTTCTTAAGAAGATTCTCTGCTATTGAGCCTTGGATGAAGCGAACTCAACAGAAAGCACTTAGAGATGGATACGTAGAGACTTTATTTGGGAATAAGCGAAGACTTCCTTTACCGAAAGTTGTCAAGTGGAACGAGGTAGAAACTCCCTTTGACGCATTGCCTGACTGGAAGAGAGATAGCGTTATAGGAAGTATTCACCGTAGAGCCGTAAATGCTGTCATTCAAGGTGGCGCCGCTGAACAGACGAAACTTGTCATGATTGAATTCGACAAGTGGTGTAAGCACAAAAGAGCTCAAGGAAGAGAGTTTTATCTTTTGTGTCCAGTTCATGATGAATTGCTCTTCTACGTCCCTGAAGATATCACTCAAGCTGAGCACGACATGATTGAAAAGATTATGACTCAGACGGTGACTCTAGTGAACGTAGAAGTCAAGACAGATATCGCTATCGGGAAGAACTGGAAAGATATGATCCCGTTCAAGACAAGCGCTAAAGGTTCAGGCTTCATTGAGAGTCCTGAGGAGTATGTAAAACTTTGGAACGAAAGAAACTGGAATAAATAAGCTCCGAAGATGTGGAGATTGAGCATTTCAGTTGTATATAGACATGTAAGAGAAAAACTCAAGGGAGGAATTTTAAATGGAACGCCGTTACTTGCCAGACACGGATACTCTTGCTAGGTATGAACATAGAGTACGTAATAGATTAATCGAGAGATATCATCAGAGATTAGCTTCTAAGTATCATTACTTTATTAGATTCCAATTAGGTGATGAACGACCTTTTTATACGAATGAAAGCTTGGATGTAATTATCTCCACTCTAGACAATATAGAAATAATTAACTGCAAATGGACGGCAACTGAGTGGAATAAAACTCCTTGGATGTACTATCTAACAAGCGGTAAGTTATATGAAAGTTATAAGGATATGAATGCATCCCAGTTCACTAAAGGATATAGCGGTGACAGTATAGGAAGCACCGAGGATAAGGAGTGGTATTTCAAATACTTCAAAGGTAAGAACTGCTCATATTGGCGAGACAGGAGATCGGGAAAGCCTACATGGCATTTAAGATACGGTAATCAGTATGCCAACTTATCCGGTGATACTTTCTCTGTCGGTATTTTTAGTTCTACTAAGGAGACTTCAAATACTCCTATCGACTTGGTTTTACCTGTATTGAAGCAAATGAACGCCCAGAAATGGAGAGGATTCTATGAAGATGAGATTACCTTCATTTTAGAACAGACTGGGATCGAACGAAGACTACTTTAATGAAACGAGGAGGAAACTGAATGACAATCATCAAAGGATCAGCTTCATTGCATCAAAAAGACGGCGAGGACTACGCTTCAGAGCGAGCCTTTGCCCGTCAGTTAGCTTCTAAGTTTGAATCTCAAATGAGATATTTCCAGTCTCTTAACTTAGAAGAGTCTGACGAGACTATGCTTTATTGGCATGAGTGCTTCTATGACATCTTAAAGAATGATGCTGTAGAGGAACCGCCTGAAGGGAAATGGCTAAGACCTTCAATGATTGGCTCTGATGAACTTGCTTTATGGTACCATCTTAATGGTCATGAATCTGATGAAGACTCTTTAAAGGGTAAACCTCGTCAAGATGACCGTCACACGAGATGGCAAGCTATTGGGACAGTCGTCGGAGATATGTGGCAAAAGCAAGTCTTGTCTGCTGAGTTTTGGGGCAATAAGGGTAAACACGACTTCGATTTCCGCTTTCAGAAACTCTTACGAGATTACGGTCACGGTAAGAGATACTATCCCGCCTTCGAAGAGTTCACTAGAACAACTGCTTACATTGGAGATGTTCCTGTGCATGGCACCTGTGACGGAATTTTAGAGTACGTGCCTTATGTAGAAGACCTTGAAAGGTGTTACAACGGAGTACAGATTGGCTTTGAAGTCAAGTCTAAACAGACAAGCTATGCCTCCACAGGTGGCTACTCTATGAAAGATGTTGATCCGAAGCACGTCCAACAATCTAAGACTTACGCTCTGATGTATGACTTAGATTATTACTTCTTTGTATACCAGAATTGCGCTAAGAAGAGTTGGAACCTGACTGATGAGGATAAACAGAAATATCCTGATTTACGGATTTTTGGGATTTACATTTCCCCTGAAGAGAAAGCCGAGCATGTTAAGTACTTAACGTATTTATGGGAGTTGCAAAACTCAGAAGAGAAGCCTAAGTTGAATCTATTAAAGTGGAACTTCAATTCTCATAAGAAAACAATCTTAGAAGATATGACTAGAGAAGATTTCGCTTACTTAACAGCTCAGATTATTTCTATTGAAAACGGGAAGTATTCAGCTTTCGAGAAGAAATCAGCCCGTGATGCTTACGATGAGATTGAGGCTTACTTGATTAATCATAAAGGATTATATAACGATATTTTAGGAGGAAACTAGAATGACAGTTAAACAGTTCGAGATTGTAATTGATGGAGAAGTAGATAACAGTCAGATAGAGGACTGTATCTATCAAGGTCTCCAACACTACGAAGACATTGAATGGACATCATTCTCCGTAAAGGAAGTGACAGAAGAGAAATGACACGCTACATAGGCTTAGACATCTCAGCAAGCGAAACTGGAGTGACAATACTTGACAGGGCGCCTGATGGGCGTCTTTCTCTTGTATGGGTAGGTCATATCAAGACAGTAGCCTCTCAAGGTACCGGCCCTAAAAAGATCACCTTTACAGACGGCGAGCGTTTAAAGATTATTAGAGATTCTCTGTATGAAATCCTTGACAAGTTTAACCCTCAAGTGTTTATCAAAGAAGGACAGGGAGCTGACATGAATAAATTCCGCTCTGTTTCCCTCGTAAGTAAAGCTACTGGGGTTGTCGAGGAGTGCTGCCAATCTTGGTGGGGGAAAGAACCTTTAGAGATTTATGCGTATCCTCCGAGTACAATCAAGAAAGAAGTCACTGGCTTTGGAGGAGTGGACAAGACTATTAAGGGAAATGACACCAAGTCTAAGTACCTCAAGAAGAAGCCCGTTATAGATGCTGTAATCGAAATGTTCGGCTCAGAGAATTACTCCTATGTAATGAGAAAACTTAAAGGAGACACCGAAAAGGTTCCCTACTATAATGACAACGAGACAGACTCAACAGCTGTTATTTTGACTTACTTCAAGAAGGAAGGGATACCATACTGGACAGATCACTTAAAAGAGATTGCCACTTAAAAGGCTTTCTCTTTTTTTTTATTTTTTTTTTTTCATAAAAGTGTGGAGCTTAATGATTCCCTTTGTATATAGACGTGTAAGGCAAAACGAATCACTAAGGAGGAACTTAAGTGGCAAAAACTTATAAGACAGAACGAGGGCTGAAAACAGCTTTAAAGAAAGTTCTTGGAGAGGAAAGCAAAGCTTCCGAGAACGGAACTATGTCAAAAGGATTTTTAATGTTTCCTGTAGAGAAGGATAAAAAATATAGAGTAATCATGATCGGTGAGGATGGATTCCCTCAAGCGTATAACGGAGAGAGCTACCCTGATTGGTCTTGCACGTTAGAGGAAGACTTCGGAGGAGAAGCCAATGTGGCCGTAATGTTCGGACTCAATAGATACTTCGTAGACATTCCTCTGGAGGTGAGCAAATGAGAATAGCACTTTGCGGTGAACCTCGATCAGGTAAGGACACTGTAGGAAACATAATTAGCTCAATGGTTGTTGTGCATCGTACAGCTTTCGGGAAGTTTATGAAGTTTGGGTACTATAAAGAGCATCCTGAGATGTTAGGACTCCCTAAAGATAGAGAACACATGATTTCATGGTCACAACCTTTAGTAGATTCATACCCTAACATTTGGGTTCATCAACTCGAGAGGGAGATTGAAGGATATAAAAATATCGTGATTACCGACTTGAGACAACCTCACGAAGAGAAATGGTGCCGAGAGAATGACTTCCATATCGTAAGAGTCCACCGCCCTGAAGAGGAACGCCGTAAAGCTCAACTCGCTAAAGGTGAAAATCCTGACAACAAGGATCTCCCTTACGAAGTAAAAGCTGACTACCCTATCTACAATGATGGAAGCTTAGAAGATTTACAGTCTCAGGTTGATAACTTACTAGACTGTCTTAATGAGATAGAAATGAAGCGAAGAAGATTATAGGAGGAATCCCTAATGAAATACAGCTTAAAAGATTCTAAAATCATTGAGTTTAGCACCGACGTAGTAAAAATCACAGGAAGCATCCATACAGCATTAGTCTTTGCGGCTATTCAGAAGCTTGTCGGTGACAAGGGAGAGCTTACGGCTGAAGAGATTGCTAGTGAGTTAGATCTACATCCTAGAAATGTCGCCTCCGTAAGGAATAAGTTCGACGTATTAGACTTTCATGGATTTGTCTCATACACGAAAGGTAATAGATTTCATAGGCCACACTTCGAGATTCTCCGAAGATTCAAAGCTGACACGGATATAGATCTTAAGTGGGGATACAGAAGCTCACTCTCATATGCCAAAACATGGGTCTTAACATCTTTAGAGAATCAAGGCCAACCTGTCAAGGTAAAGGAACTCTATGAGATTCACTTAGAGACATTACCTAGTCTGGAAATCAGTCGAATTATGACAGAGCTTAAGAGAGACGGCTTAGTAGATCATGCTCGTTGGATTTGCCCTGAAGACGGTCGAGCTGGTACGTGGTGTTTGACTAAAGAGTATTCATCCGAGGAGATCTTAAATGATGTTCCTAAATGATGTTCCTAGATGTAAGCTTTGCGGATGTGAGAATTATGAGCCTGAATGTCTTTGCACATTAGGGAAAACAGAGGAGGCAAACTAAAATGAATTTACGTTACGCTGTAGTAAACGAAAAAGGTGAACTTGTAAGTAAAATCTATATCCGTAAAGGTGACGCTATGAGGGAACTGAAGAGATGGAATCAGTTTAGCACAAATCATTATGTAGGAACTTTTGAGCTGATCTTAAAGGAGGTTTCAAAATGAACCCGTTATTCGAAACGTTGATCGATGTAGTGCCGATTGCTTTCCTGATACTGTTTATCTCAAAAGGAATAGCTAAAAAGATGGACGAGAAAGGGATGTGGGGCTGATGGATTGTTACTGCCGGCAAGGATATACGTGTGTTACATGTGGTTTTAAAACTAAAGGGAATACTAAGGAGGAAACTAAAATGACAAACGTAAATAAGCATGGAGTTGACTATTCAGCAATCGAAGTAGGTGATCTTGTAAAGCTTAATATGGGATTTGATGGAACAATCTTAGGGTATGTTACTTATGTAGATTATCGCATGATAAAAGCAATATGGTCTGACGACTTTGAAGAATGGCGCGAGCGTTTCTCTACAGGAAAAATCTGTGGTCACTGGAAAGTTGTAGTTCATGAGACTAAAAAGTTGGTACCTGCAAAGCCGTACGGCCAGCTTATTAGTTACATCTCATTTGTGGATGGAAAAGAAAAATGGGGGGTATTTACTCACAAAAAAGGAAACAAATATTATGCCCATTTCAGCGATTACGGTAAGGGGTTCTTATTTGAATGGAATATCGCAGACGTGGTTGACATTGTAGTTCATCCTACAGAGAAAAAGCCTTTCTTCAAAGAAGGAGACACAGTAGTTGTAACTAGCATGCGTCCTATCGACACTGAAAGACACCGAGAAGCTTTAGGCTTAGAGTTAACCGTGACAGGGTATGGTTCCAAAGATGAATACTATGGACAGTGGTACCATTTAAATCATCCTACTAAAGGAAATTACTTTTTCCCTGATTGCAATCTAACTTTAAAGGAAGACCTTGAAAACTTATCAGCCGCTCAAGAGCTATCTGTGCAACAAGAGTCTGCAAACTTTGCACATGCTGCTGTACAGGGAATCGTTAATGCTCATGCTGAAAAGAATGAAAGGCTCAAAGAGTTAATTGACAAGGTGGATGAGTACCATAAAGTAATGAACGGACTATTCCCTCCTAAGCTATATTCTCAAGAGGAATACAAGAAATACGGAAGAGAGTGCTACTTACAAGGCCAAGAAGATACTGAGAAGAGAATGGTCACTCAAAACACTTTAGAGTTAGCTAAAGAGAAAGCCTACTCAGAAGGTCTCAACGACTCTAAACGAGTAGCCTTTACCTTTGATGATTTCGACTCTTCGGTTGCCCGTACTTGGAAGAAACAAGACTTCAAAGATGCTGTTTCAAATGCTGCTCTTGGCTTAACAGGTGAAGCTGGTGAGGTTGCTGATCTGATCAAGAAAGCTATCTATCATGATCGTGGCTTCCAAGGTTGGCAACGTGAATATGATGAAAGACCTGTAAATGAAAATGACATTAAAGACGAACTCTCAGATATCCTCTTTTACGTATCAGCAATGGCTCAAGAGTTCGGATTTACCTTAGAAGATGTCGCCCGTCACAATAGAGAGAAACTTGAGAAGCGATTCCCTGAAGGGTTTAGTACTGAAGCTTCAGCTCAGAAGGTTGACCGTAAAGAGGTAAAGAATTGAGCATTTATGAGGGAAACATCTCAGAAGAAAAGGCTCGAAAGCATGTAGCTCTAACTCATAAGGTGTACGGTCAACTAGACAAATTAGCTTATGAGAAGCAACTTGAAGTAACCGTCAAAGGACTCATTGTTGCTGGATTCTCAGAAGAGAAAGCAAAGGAGATGGTCTACGGTGACAGAGACTAGATCTCAAAGGATTGACAGAATCATGCTCTTGAGTCCTAAACAGAAAGACCTCTTAATAGCTGGATTGCTTGGAGTGTTTGACCACTTTGAGCGATTACCTTCTACTAAAAAGGTGGCTCAAGAGATGTTTACCGAGGTTGATAGCTTGCTAGATAAATTTAAGGAGGTTGAGTCATGAAAGGTACTGACTTAAAAGCTTGGGTGACATATGGGTATTTATGTATCACAGAAGAATGGGCTGATGGGTCGTTTGAAATCTCTGAGTTTAACCATGGAGATGAGGTAAACATTATAGCAATTATTCCTCCGAGCTTAGCTCAAGAGGGAAATATGTACAGTAAAGGATGCTTTGTAGTAAGACACTCTAAAGGTGCCGTTACAGCATTCGATGGAAGTTTTATAAGCTTTATAAACCCAAATACGAAGGAGTTGAATTAATATGTACGGAAAATACTTTGAAGTTAACTGTATCGAGAATCGTAATGACTTTTTAGAGCTTTATGTGACTGAAGAGGATCTCCTAAACATCGAGATTTTAGGTGGTTCTAAAATGGTCTTACTTGATGTGGAAAAGGCTAAAAAGTTAAAGAAAGCCTTAAAGCAATACATTAAATCTCAGGAGTTGAACTGATGAGACTCATCTACTCGTTAATGCTAGCGGTTAGCTTTGGGGTTACGGTTTACTTTATAGACACGCCTAAAGAGCTTCTCTTCTCAGTGTTGTTTTCTAACTTGCTAGCTCTGATGGGTATTGGTCTATATAAGCTGTGGGATGATTCAGGATTATGGGAAACTACAGAGGAGGAACACTGATATGACAATATCAAAATACAGATACACCGTAAAGATGTTCATGAAAGACGGGTCAATTGAGACAATAGAAAGAGACTCTTGGTTGTTACCTTCACAGTTAGAATATGAGTTCAGAAAAGAACTGGAGAGCACCGAAGATAAAGATCTACTAATGGAAAAGGCCGAAATTACTTGGGAGGTAATCTAATATGTCAAAAACACTAAAGATTCTATTCACTATTGCTTCAATCTCTTCAGCACTTACAGGAGTAGGTCAACTATTCTTGAAGGAGCCAACTAGTGGGCTTTACTTTGCCGCTGCTATGCTTCTAATAGCTCAAACATTTGAATCTAAGGAGGAAAACTCAAATGACTAAACCTATAAAGGTAAAAATGTTCACCAAAACGGTATGTCCGACTTGTAAAATAGCTAAACATCAATTATCTTTCTTGCCTGTAGATGTTGACATTGAGGAAATCAATATTGAGACCTCTGATGAAATTTTCACTGCTACCGTAATAGATACAGACTTTGGAGGACATAAATCAAAAGACTTCAACGCTCAAGATTACCTTACAGATGTACTAGAAAGCATGTCTACTCCAACTTTCGAGTTTGAATCTGGACGGATCGTAAGAGGTTTTGAAATGGGTGAGATTGCTGAGGAGTTGGGACTATGAGCTACATCTTAGTAGCTCTCATCTTCTTCTTTTTAGGGAAAACAATGGGTTTCATTGAAGGGATAAATAAGAACTGAGGAGGTAAATTCATGAACAAAAGAGAGTACTTCAGAGACAGAAAGAAACTCATTAAATCTTACGAAAAAGGCGAGATGGCCTACGGTGAGTTTATTGTAAGCATGTTGGCTCTAGCTCAGGAGTTTAATCCTCGATGGAGCAAAGAGATCAGCTCTACAGGGAAGATGCTTGGAAGTAAGCTTATGAGTAGAGCTGGGGAGGGAAACTAATATGCATTTCAAAAAAGATATAGCCGAAATTAATTTACACTTTAGGGATGGTAACTCAAAGGAAGTTCAAATCAGTCAGTTCAAGATAAACCCAGATGCTCTGGCTAATAAGTTAATGAATGAAATTGAAGAAGAGCGGGTAATGTACTTTGAAGATATCAAGGTCAACTTAGAAGATGTTGTCTCTTTCGATATAGTCAATTATGACGAATTACTTGAAAGGCATCTAGAAAGATTAGAACTATTGGAGGGAAAATAGTATGAAAATCCACAAAGAGGAGAAGATATCCCTTAATTTGACAGACACGTCCAGCCTTCATAAGTATTATATGTATCTTATTAGTTTAGAAAAGAAAGGTTACGTCTATGTTTCTGAAGTGCTTGAAACGAACGGGGATTGGATAACTTTTAGATTATCTGTAGAGCAATACATCTATGATAAATACCCTCATGTTATAACTTGGTAGAAGGAGCCTAAACAGGGCTCTTTTTCTATATAGACATGCTCTTGTGTGCATTCTTCTTATATATTACAATTCTAGTATGAAAGTCTTTCCAGTTTGACTCATTAAAGGGAAAGAATACATAGAAAGCTAGAAGAATAAATCTAAAAAGATAAAATAAACTAGGAGTGATCATGTGAGTGTAAATCTAGGTAAGGACGGCAACGACATTAAAGATAAAAGCTTCTTCAAGAGGCATAAAGCTTTAATCAATTTAGGTATAATCTTACTGATAATCTTTTCAGCTTTTAAAGGATGTACGGCTTTAATGGATCATAACCGTGAAAAGTCTGAAGCTCGTCAGATTGAGAAGCAAAAAGAGAAAGCTAACAGAGATACTCAGAAGGAAGTCGAGAAAGAAGAGAAACGGAAAGCTAAAGAGGAAAAGGATCGTCACACTATGGAGAATCTTAAAGAACGTCAAGCTTCTAACGATAGAGCAAAATCTATGGATAAAGACTTAAATGCTGCCTCTCAAGGTTCCACCGTGAAAGCTTTAACTCAAGAGGAATGTGACACAATAGATGCTGAAAATAAAATGATGACTAAAGCGATCAATGAGGGTAATAACAATAGAAAGAACTCAGAAGAATATTTAAAGCTTCAGAAGAAAGTATCTATTTGTCAGAAGCAAGGCATGATGGAGTAATTGCTTTTAGGCTAATTGCCTTTAAGATTATAACTCAATAGATTAACTACAGGGAGTCAGGCTCAGAAGCTTGGCTCTTTTGTTTTACTCTTAAAAGAATTACACTTAAAGTATATACATTATTTTCCAGTGATATCCCTACTTGTAAAGATACACTTATAAAGCTCAATCTCTGAAGATGTAGAATCTACGGTGCCATTTGTCACAGGAGTATCAGAAGCTTAGGAGAGAGAAGGCTAGGCTGATTCTTTTATTTCACCTATGAAGCCTAGTAGCTACGGTATTTATCACAGGAGATATAGCCTAGAAATAGGAGGCCTAGTATGGTGCAATCTTTGTAGATTAGAATGCTACTGCTCTAAAGTAATACCCTAAAAGTGTGGAACTAAAGCCTAGTAGATTATGCTAAATTGAGAGGCTAAATCTGAGGGCTAAATCCTAGTAGATAAGCTTAGATGCCAAGCCTAGAGGCTAATCCTGGAGGATGTAGAAAGCTGAGAGGTTGGCTCTTAGCTCTTGAGATTAACCTCTCTAAAGGCTACCAGTGAGTGAGACATATAAGTATCTATACATAAGAGAGTGAGGGCTACTGTGCATACAATATACACGGTGATGCATAAGAGAGTCGCTCATGAGCCCACATCTCTGATGATCGACCCGACAATAGCGTTTATGCATCCGCTTATGAGATTGAGAAACGAAGAAGAAGTCAACGGAGCCTTGACACAAAAGGATTTATCTTTGATGACTTCCTATAACCTTTATTATGTAGACTGAATGTGCGACTCATCACAATCTTTTCCGACAAGGGCTCGAGAGGGTGGGGGCACCTTTAAAATTCGGACCTTGGCTGGTGGGGAACCAACTTATAAGTATTTTCCTCTACACCCGAAGGCGATTCTCCCTAGAAATTTTTCCAGAAACAACGTTGCCTCAAAACAACTTGCGGCTCAACCTCTGAAGTTTAACTCTCTGAAGCATCCAACCTCTGAAGTTTAACACTCTAAAGTTTAATCTCAACCGCAATCTCACTCTATTTAGATTAGAACTCTGAAGATATATTCCTCTGAAGCTGTCGGTCTCTTTGATAATTCTTTTAAGAGGAAATGTGGAAATTCCAAAACTCAACTGTATATAGACATGTAAGGCAAAACATTTGAGGAGGATTTTCATAATGGTAAGAAAAATAAGATATCGCCAAGTATTACGTCATAGATGTGCAAGTCACGGGAGAGGAACTTATGCTCAACAAGTTCAGCTTCAAAAGTTATTCTGGAGAGAAGATAATACTCCATCGCCAACTATAGAGAGAGTCCGAGAGATTCATAGCTCTTTAGGGACATGGGATGCTCATGTGAAATGGGTACGACACAGTGAATACGGAATAGTTCACAACCATCTAGATATTCCTATAGATAATATAGGACATACTCGAGTAGTTTATATTAAAGCTAACTACAAGAGATTACGTTTTGTGAGGACTAAGTTTCAAGAATATGTGCTCAAGAGACTAAAAGAAGCTAGATGGAAAGAACAAGAGAGACGCACCCTTGAGTTTTTCGAAAGAGAGGGATGCTAA